TTTTTGAACTTTTTGTTATAAAGGGAGTGGAACTCGTCTTTGTTGAAAATAAACCTTCTAAAGGCATAATTGCAGGTATCCATATCCTCGCAAAAAGGTTCAGGATAAAAGTGGTAGGGAGAAAACGATTGAGCGTAAACATCTTTAAATCGGGTGATTGTCTTTTTTTTGTATTTAAACTTCATTGTCTCGGGGTCGTATTCCGATAATTCTTTAATCTCTTGATTGTCGCAACGATAGTATTCATAAATCGGGGCAGTGCCAAAAATTGAAGCATCTAAAAACGCCTTATACATTTGGACAATGAATTTACCAATCTCCATTGAGTAGTTGGTAATTTCCTGCATAATCTCGGCAAAAGGCACATCCTCGTTACCAGAAGGCAAAAGCATTAAGGTAGGATTTTGTTGGACATACTCGGCCATAGCTGATTGTATCAACCAAAAAGTCATAGGTACCCACACGTTGGATCGATACTCACCCGTGGTATCCCTGTCAACATCAATTAATTTTGAGTCGAAATAGCCCTCCCATTGACGCTCAAATTTTTCCCAATTTGTATCTACATAACCTCTAGCATCCCTAGCATCTTCAAAGCGCTGGTAGCTTTCGTTTAGACGGATTCTCTCCTTCTCTGAGGGGCGATATGACTGGGATGGTGTCTTGTCCTTATCGCTCATTAGTTCATCTCCTTATCTAATCTTAATTTAAAACTACCGCTATTAATTTCTGTCCCCGTTATTCTCAATAAATTAAACCCGCACTTTGTAAGATAGGCATCTTTTGATTTATCTCTTATTATTTGTTTTGGTAAGGAATGCCAGTAATCACCATCAGCCTCTATGACTAAATGAAGAATTGGAATGTAAGCGTCAACTACAAACTTTCCATTGATTAATTTTTGTTTCTCAAACAGAACCCCCTTTGCTTTCAATTCCTCATAGAGCTTTTTCTCGATTGAAGTGGGTTCTCTCATTTCTGCCATTTTTTTAATTCCCAGTAAACCTATTTTTCTATAGTAACTTTTACTCCTTCGGTTTTTTTTCTGATATTCGCTTAACTTCCTTTTTGTTTTTTCAGACATATTCCATTTTGCCTCACTCATTTTTCTTTTAGATTCTTTTGTGTGTCTTTTGTTCTTCATCCAGGGGGTTTTACCCTTCATTGCCTCGCTTATCTTTTTCCTCACTTCGGGTCTCTTAGCTGGATTTTTGTTCCCCTTCATGGCTTCACTTATTTTCTTTTTATGTTCCTCGGACTTTTTTTGCCCTTTTTGAGAAGTAGTATAACCAGTAACTCCTTTGTTCCAAGGGGTAAAAGTACCCTTTGGTCTCAAGGTATGCCCTTTCACAAATTGTCCCTTTTTATTTCTACTCGGTGTTTTTTCGTCAGTCATTAAAAAAATTAGAAACAATGTCTAAGACACGGCCTTGCCGTAATTTTGTCTCCATTCTGAAGTAGAGTAGGAGTAAATACTTTATATCATTTTTTTTTACTGGTGTCAACCATTATTCTTTTGGTAACGCTTTCCATCATTGTTTTTTTTGTTGGCTTAACCGCCTTCATTTCAACAAACTTGTTGGTGTAATTGTGCGTTTTAACCGTAAATTGAATCTCGCCCCACCCCAATTCTTTGGAACTTACAATAAAACTATAAATTTCATAAAGCGTTGGGCTTTCTTTTTTTAATTGCTGAATAAAACTTTTTTTCATTATCGATAGGTTGCGCCAAATGACGGATCCCACATCTGAGTTGGAACTTTTACTTTATTAACATCTTCGTTTGAAACTAATTGAATAACTTGCCAACAACCAGCCAATGCAATCACTCTATCATCGTTTTTCCCCGTTATTGCTGATGGATAATGAGGCGTCTTCTCTGATCTGATAAATGACATATGTTCTTTGATTGTATCTTCGTCATAAACTACTATCTCTCGTTTCAAAAGAGCCTCGCTTAGTCCATCTAGCATCAGAGGTCTAGTTTTTTTATTTGTTGTCCAACCAAAACGCTCTTCTTCTTTTTGTTCTTGTAAATCAAAAGTTTTCATTCTCCAAATTCTGGGATATTCCAATTCTAATAATCTAGCTATTGTTGCTTGTCCGGTGTTCCTTTCAACCGCTATCCAGGGATAAAGACCTGTCATAGACTTAATAAATAACCCCATTTTATTTGCTTCGTTGCCTAAACTGGCCGACCCAATATCCGTTTTGGTTTCGGCCGTCTTGGAGTGATAAACCATAAAAGCGTCTAAATACTTTTTAGACATCGCTACTCCCGCCGAATAATCCCCGCCTTCCGCAGGGTCAACAAAAATAACCGTTGTTTCGTTTTTGTCGCACTCTCGGAATAATTTATACATTTTCTCTAAAATATCTTTCTAATTTAGCCAAATTCTTTAACCTTTTAACAAACCTCGTAACAAAATTACCCTTTGGGGCAAGATCAATATAATCATTATTGGCCTCCCAATCTACTTTTTTATCTGGCTTATTGGAATAATAAACATAATTATCATCACGCTCCCTGCCAATAAAATGATTAATAAGTCTTTCTTGCCCATCATACACTCCCCAAATAGAAGCGTTGGGCTTGTTTTTCAAGGGAATAAACCACCCTTTCCGCCTAGTAACAAAGTCGCCTTGCTTTAAATCACTTCTAATCCTCGTTGTTCTTCGGTCTTTCATTTAACATGCCCCCTAATCCACCAACCAATACTGATAAGCGTTAAAGCCCCCAATAGCGTTCTTAAAGGCATATCCATATAGAAAAGCCAAACAACACTAACTGCTAAAAGGGTTAAAGGCCAATCAAGCCATTCATTCATATTGTCCCCTTTTCATTATAGGTTAATTTAACTTTTTTCAAAACATTAAAAATTTTATTCCAGAAAGTAAGCAATGTTGTCTTTTCAGGCGTAATCATTGTTTTTTATCAAAAATCCACTTTTTAATTATAAGCCTAAATAAACTCCCCCCCGGGAGTTAAAAGCCCTTCTTTAATCGGTTTTTTAGTTTTGCTCAGATACCATTTGAGTGTTGGCAAATCAAAAAAACACGAACCGGCAGATAAAAAGCTTTCTAGGGGACTAGAAGGATATTCTCTCCTCCCCTTGTTTTTATCCTTAAACCCCTTCATTTTTAGGTGATACCAGTATAGTTGATTTGAATCTAAATGGTATAGCTTCCTCAACTCTATTTCGGTTGGCAGAAACTTAAACCCAGGAGGGCAAGAAACACGGTATTCTTTAAAGACAAACCAGGGAAAGAACCTTGAATAAAAAGGCGATTCATTCTCCCCCCATTCTCCCTTGCCCCTATACCATTCCTCATAGAAGAAATCCCCTACTACATTACCGGTTGACTCCCTGACTATCTTGCCTCTACCCATTGGCACTTGCTGCTCTGCCCCTGTGACCAAATCTTCAGCGTTAATTATCGGTGTATTGGGATAAAAAGCAACCTCGGTCCAAAGTAAATTTTGTGTTTCTCCACCTCTCCCTAGCACCTTAGAACCAGCCGAACCAACAAACAACTCCGGACCCGTTTTAGCTTTAATGTAGCTTGTTTTGTTGTCAACTTCTAAAAAGTCTTTTCTTCTGACCTTCTTAATGTCCAAATAGCTATCTAAAAACATACTAATCCGTTGAAAATGGGGCTTGACCTCTTCTAGTTTATGACTAATCACCTGGCCGGAGATAATAGGGGCTAATCCTATTGAACCAAGTATAAAATCGGTGGTGAAAATTGCTTCCCAGACGGCAGAAAACCCCTCTCTTCTAGCTTTACAGATATTCTCCCTTATGCCCTCGAATCCCTCGTAGTCTTTTTTTAGTTGTTCGTAGTATAAGTTTTGAACGGAGTTGAAGATAAAAGGGACAATTTCCCCTTTTTTGTTTTTAATTCTAAAATAAGTTTCAATAAATTCTTTATATTTAATCATAATCACCCTTGCAATGATTATTCTATTGTATCACCTTCAATAAATTTAGCGTCTCGTTCCTTTAGCTGGTTAAAAATATTAAATTGAACCCTTGTTGCTGGTTGTTTGTCTACGCCCAACCATTTAGCGGCCATTTCCGCGGCTTTTAATCTCGTCGGGTGGTCGGGAATCTCAATAAAATCTTTCGTCATTGAATTGGCGTCTTTCATTCCGTCGCCCTTTTTATTTACAACCATTGCGCTAATAACTTTATTCGCCTTCGTTGCCTCTTTAACGGTTTCCACAACTTCCCCAAGTGAAAGCCCTTGGGCTTCTAGGAATAGAATCGTGGGGTTCTTAACTTTTCTTAGAACCTTATTTGCGATAACACCCGCAACATTTCTATTCTTGCATTTATAAACTTTCATTGCGGCGTCTGTTCCGTTGCCACTCTCTAGCCACCGGACAATAAACGCCGCCTCTTTTGGCTCTAGTGTAGTTAAAAAATTCTTGGACATTTTCTTTTTTTTCGCCATTAGACCGCTTCTAAGCCCCTTTTAAAATAACAGCAAGGGGTAGTTACCTTTATTTTTTTCCTTCCCCGCCACCTTTACGCATAATTTCTTTAACTTCCTTGGCAAAATCGGTTCTATATCTCATCATTCCGGCGGAACTCAACAACCTGGTAATAACCTTAACAATTAGCGGTATTAACTCATCAAGGCGTAGATCTTTTACCTGCGCAGGGGTTTCCACTACGGCTACAGCCGGTTCAGTCTTGGCGGGCGCTTCTTTGGTTTTAACCCCGCCAACGCCAGTTTTAAACCTATCCGGCGAGAGTTTGTGCCATTTGCTTTTAGTTTTAGACATTTTCACCTCCTTTCAATATTTTAACACTTTCAATTCTTTTGCTTAAGTTTGAAAAACTGCTTGTCTTCGTCGTCAAGTTTGTCATAAAGCTCTTTGTTGATAGATATATCCATAACATTTAATAGACAAAAAATTGCCATAACGGCCTCTGCCAAATCTAAAATCGTTTGGCGTTCGCTTCTTCTCTTTGACGAAAACAGAGAAAAAGACCTAAAATTTAATTCAAACCGGTCTGCTTTGCTCATTATTTACTATCCCCTTTTAGCTGAACTTTTAATCTACAACACAATTCTTTTCAAAACATTTTCCAGTTTATCGTTGATTTCAAACAAAGCCCCTATCAGTTTTGTTTTTCCCTCTTCCCCTGCGTGTTCCCCTTTTCTTTGCTCAACTTCTGTTAGAATAGGTTCTAACGCTTTTTCTATTCTCTCAACTTTTGACACGGTTCGAGAGAGAATATCAAAAACTGTGGATAGTCCTTTGGAATTCGTTTCTTCTCTGGTTGTTGTTGCCATTATTTATCCACCCCCCTTCTTTCCCAAACTTTTAATTCTTATCAGCGTTCTAAAATCCTTAAACCCGTGAAATTTATTAGCACTAATTGACATTACATTTTTGTCATTGTCTATAACACCAGCGTCTTCTAATAAGTCATTTGAACTAACGATTGCATTGTCAATGTCAATATCAATTTTTCCTTTTAATTCAAATTGATAGTCAATATGAATTGGCCCTGTCCACCGTTCCTTATATTGCTTTAACTGCCAAAGGGCGTTTTCCTGCCAATCCTTGTAGGTTTTTGATAAGTAAAGCCCCCCGCCCCTGCCACGCCGGTAGTTTCTTTTTTTGCTAATTAGACGGCCATTTAAGATAATCATTTTTTAAGATATTTTCTTTCTAACCAATAAAGAAACCAAAAAACCAAAAATACAAAAACAAACGCTCCGAAATATTTGGCTAAAGCCACTAGTGGCCCCTTTGGGGCTAAGATTGTTTTCATTTCTTTACTTTTAAATCGGAAATCATTAACCAAACAACCAATCCCCCATAAAGCAAGGCAAAAAAAACCGGTTTAAAATCAGGTTCCGTAAACACATAGGGAATTGGCAAAACCAACGAAGCCAGAATAATCCATTTAATAACCTTTTTCATTTTTTCTCCTTTCAAATTTTAATCTTTCAATTTCACGTTCATCTTTGCTGACTTGACAAACATCGTCGCTTGTCGCTTACCTCCCCACATTAACCAAGCAAGTGTTTTACTCAGGCCCGCTATTAAATGCATCGCTTCGTCAACCCTCATATTTGTTACCCAGCAATGAGACCCATCCTTTAGATTAACAAACTCAACTTTGATGATGTCTTCTGGAACCCCACCCTTCTTGTTGTAAACAATGCCAACGCGAAAATAAGAGCTGTCGCCGACACGGCTCACCCAAATATACCTTTTTCGCTGTTTTTTCATTCTTCAAATTTTAATTCCTAACTTTTTACATTTTTGGCGGATTTCTTGTTTGGCTTGATTGAAACCCCTCACTAGCTCTGGAGAGTTACCTTGAGACATTAAATCTGTTTCTTCTCCAATCACCTCACGAACAATCTCCTCAATCGCAAACTTAATCTGTTGTTTAGTTCCGTATGATATCGGATAATCTTTAAGAATATAATCAATCGTCTTTTGTTTTTTGGTCATTTTTTCTCTCCTTCTATTTTTAAACTTTTTTGGGCATAATTACCCCACCAAACCCAGTTGAACCAGCAATCCTATAACCTCTATCATTTTTGTTTACTTCACTATCAACAATATCAGAAAAATGAGCTGCTATATTGTATATTTTGTAGGCAGGAAAAATGAACTCTTTAACTTTTTTTCCATTATGCCTTATTTCAACAAGGGCATCGCCTTTTGACTTTTTAGCATCTTTTAGATACCAAGCCCTTACATTAAAGTTCCTATCATTAATATCAAATAGGCATTTCCCATCTTTTTTCCTTTTCATTTTTTCTCTTTTCCTTTTTTAGCAACACTTTTAAGCTTGACTACAACATAAAATTTCTCGTCAAAAGATTCCTTTTTTTTAATCACCTTGCACCAGTAACCATTGTTAGCCAGAATACTGACCAACGCACTCCTATCATCCCAATTATCAATGTGAAATCTAACAGTTTTCATTTTCTTCATTTCCAAAACACAAATAAAAAACTAATAAAGACCAAAAAGAGGATGGATATTACCCCAATCACACCACAGATATCCTCTTCGTTTTCTTTTAACCATTCTTTGATATTGTCAAAGTTTATTTTAATCATTTTGGCAAAAACTCCTTTAACAAACTCCTTGTAGTAAAGGCGTTCATAGCATTTATTGCCTCTTGCTTAGTTGAATACCAGGCCGACTCATTTTTAAAGTTTCCCTCCCCTGCGTAAATCGTTAAAATTTTAAATCTCCCGCTGGAACAGGCACGAAGTCTTGACAAAAGTCGCCGTTTTGAGCCGCCATAATACATCTTTACCTTTTTAGAATTTTTAGGCCTAAAGTAGACCCTAATTTTGACTGTCTTTTTAACCAGCTCTTTATAATTCATTTTGCCCCCCAGCACCTCTTACTTGCTAACCAAGAACCGGAACTTCCCCAGCCAAACTTATCAAATATCTTTTTGGCGCACCGAATATTATCGTCGGGGTTAAATGGGTCGCCAGCACAACTAAATTGCTTAAATGTCGGGTCTATGATTTGAAATAATCCTTTGGCCGAAGAATTTTTGTGTGTCGCGAAAGGATTAAGTGAACTTTCACAAAAAGCCACTTTAATCGCCATCTTTCCATCAGCCCCAAATACCGCCCTGATTTTACTTTTGGTATCATTGCCCACCACTAAGTGGCCACTGGTGGCTTCCCTGGCAAAAGCCCCACTGGCGGGAGCTAACACGCCTTTGCTTTGTTTTTTATCTTTTATCGCCCTATCAATTTCTTCTTCTATTCTATGCTTCAGAATTTCCTCTTTTAACCATTGCTCGTCAACGGGGCTTAAGGTTTTATCACGAATCAAGAACGGGCTTTGAATAATGATTATCTTTGAACCGCCGGTTAGAATTCCAACCAATAAGAGAAGCAGGAATAGGATTAACGCTCCAGTTAAGCCGTGTAGAATTGGTTTAATTTTTGGTAGCTTTTTCACAATTCCTTTTCTATTGCCTTTTGAACTCCGTTAATCATAATAATTTCTCCACTTGCATTTTTTCTAACATTATGTCCTTCCTTTTTAACTTCCCTCAAAGCGTCTTGCCAACAACTTTTGCAAGCAACTGGATAACCATGTTCACTTAAAAAACAAACACCACACCAAGAACACTGTAATCCGCTTATAATATCGTCTGCAATTGTTTCTCGGTTAATATTTTTTATCTTTGGTAGTTTTTTCATTCTTCCCACCTCTTTGTTTTCTTTGTAATTTTTTTACCGATAATGTCAAACCAAGTTTTTTGGCACTCTTCTGGAAAAGATAACCTGAATGCTTCAAAAAAGTCGGCCAGTGTCATTTTTTTATCATTAACAGAAGCCCAAATAACTGCCAACCTGTTAATCTTTGCCCTATCGTTTTTATCAAGAATAAGGTCGTTGATTGGTCCCATATTTTTGCCTGTCAACTTAAAATTTATATTTACTTTAGTCATTTTTTTCACCTCCTGTTCTCAAAAGCGGAATTTCTTTAATTTTCCCGTCTTCAATCGCCAGCTGATACTTGGGCAACAAGTCTTGAGAAATTGTCCTGCCGCCTGGTAAAACAATATGGGGCATAAAAATATCTAAAAATGCCTTTAACCCATTGTCCCAGGCGTTCAACAAGGATTTAATGTAGAAAAACAAAACTCTATACTTGATTCTTTGGTCTTTCCAACCAAATTTATCTACCTCATCTTCATCTCTTTTATAAGGAACATCAATTCTGACTGTTACTGGCTTTTTGACTTCCTCAAGTTCAACTTGGAAGGCAACCGCAAAAACATCATTTGTTTGTGTGTGTTGCACCATAAAAATACCGTATTTGGCAAGCTCCCTTGTTATTTCCGCCTGCGAATTTTCCACCCTAACTTGAGTTTGGCTATAGCTTCTGTAACTTGGCTTAATCATTATTTACCTCGATTTTGAATCCTCTTGAGCAAAATTGAAACATCTTTGTTAATTTTCTGCTCGGTTTTAAGATTTAACTCAGAAAACCATTTGATAATTTCCCTCAGCGCCCCATCTAACTGGTCGCCAAGGAGAGTCTCCAGCTCTTGTAATAGAGTTTGTTCCGACCATCCCCTCGGCTTACAACGGTATCTCTCCCATTCTCTGCCAAAAGCAATACATCTCCTTATAAACTCTTTCTTCGCTTTAGTCATTTTGTTTTTTTTCATTTTTTCTCCTTGAACCTTCCAAAAAATGTAATACTCTCTGGTTTAACCTCTGCTATTACTGTTGTCGGCTTATTAAAGAATATTCTTAAACACACCTTAATCTTTCCCCAAAGAGTCGGCCAAGTAAACCTAGTATTATAAATCAAATAAATCCCTTTCTTATAACTCCTTTTCCTTCTCTTTTGTAAATACCACTTTGGGGTTTTAGTTTTCATTTTTTCTCCAATTCATTTAATATTTTCCTTTTCCACTGTTTAACCTTTTGAATATGACGATTGTAGCCGTAATCGTGTTGTAAAATACCCATACGTTCGTAAGACCCTTTAGTGTTTATCTTTTTGACTGGCACACTCCTTACTACTTGTTTAATGACCTTTGCAAGGAAAAATTTAAAATCTATTTTCATATTTGTATCCATTTTGGAATAGGTAGTTGGATATATAAATTTAAATTCCTTCTCAACTTTCTTAATGTTCATTTTTCCTCCGCTTTTTTAACTTTTTAATAATAACAGCCCTATTCCTAAAACCACCCAAGTTCTAAAATAAAAAGGTAGCCCCAGACTATATCTTAAAAATAGAACAAATAAATAAGTGCCACCCAATGCAAAATTAAATAGACTCATTTTCCCTCCTTAATTAAATTATTTTCAATCAAATAAATAAGCATTTTGGCCATTGCCTCAACTAGAGACTGCTTCTCACCTTGATAATTTGTGCTAAAGATGTTGGAGTAGTAAATTTCCCACTCATCTCTTTTTGCCCATTTCTTATCTTTGTACCAACCACGATGATGCCGAATATTTAACCACTGCCCTTGCTCATATTTATCAATTAAAAGTTCTGGCAACATTTCCCCCAACTCGGTGCAAGTAAAGGCGGAAATATCTGAATCCTCAGAGAAAAATGGTGGGAACCCTTTTCCTAGAATCTTCCATCCTCCAGTAAAAGTTGTCTTTGGTTCTCCTTCGTTTTCCCAATTACAGCTTTTCCAGTAAAACAAACTCTCCTGCCTACAACCAAGTTGCTTTAATCGCTTCGCTAGTCTAAGCGAACAAACTTGCTTTTCTAGTTTCATTTTCCCTCCTTTTCTAAAATTTCCAACATTTTCTTCCTAATTTCTAATCTATTTGAAGCCACCACTAACCTTTTCAGCTTCTTGATAAAATAATCAACGAACTGCTGGTCGGTCGCCTTGTAGCAATTAACAAATTCACCATATTTTTCTAACGGTATTTTTACTTGTTTTAAATTCATTGGTTTACAACCTCTCCCTCCTCTGCTTCAGGATGTTTAGTGGTAACTTTTGCGTCTAATAAAATAAACGCCTTTTTTTTCATATTTTCGAACAAGGTTTTGCCGTCACGCATAATCGCATAAGGTAAAAATATCTGTTCCATTTTTACCATTCTCGTCTCCAATATGGCCATTTGTGCCTTGACCCAATACAAAACTATTCTCCATGCCACTCTTAGAGCTTGGTGTTCGTCTTTAGCAAATCTTCTCGGTATCTTGCCTGCCTCGTATTGTTTTTTTAGCACTTCTTGGACTGGTCTTGGGTCGCAAGGCAACTTAATTCCAATTTCTTTTTTGGGGGTCGTTATGCTAAAAGATAAAGACTCAATTTTCCCGCCATCATCATAATTGGCCAAAACCGACTTAGCTCCGTGAGAAACTAATTCTTGTTGAATTTCAGCTATCGTTTTGGCTGGTTCTATTTTAGTTGTATAGCAAAAAAGTTTATTGCTCATTTTCCCTTTTTAACTTTTTAATTATAAGTCTCTCCGAATACGGCTCAGGTTTAACGCCGAGCCGTATTCGCAACCACTAAGTGGTCACTTCGTGACTACTCGCCGCTAAGCGGCCCCTTTGCCGCTTTCCTTTTGCCCGAAACTTTTAAATGTTTTTTTGCTATGAATATCAAACAACTCTTTTGGAAATTGCTTTTGAAATAAGGCAACCCACTTTTTATGTCCCGCCGTGGATTCTTTTTTAGTTTTGTATTCATCTACAATCACCCAGGCCCCATTGTTATATCGAGGTTCTTCAATGCCAGTTTCGTAAAAACCAGTATCGGGTGTAAAGCAAGTGTCAACGACTAAACCCCCTTTTTCGTAGTGCCCCGTTTCCCTTTTTAGTTTATTTTCTCTATTCTCAAAAAACATACCACTAAAACCGCTTTTAAGTCCTCCGATTCCTAAATCAAAAGCGTCTTTACCTGATAAATTCTTTCCTTTCATATTTCCCCTTTTCTATTTTTCCCATAATCTTCCATTAAGTTTTTAGCTTCGATAATTAACTTCCACACGCTATCCGCTTCGTCGTCAACAATGTTTTTATTATCGCGGAATTTTTTATATTCCCGCCACAGGTCAGACATTGCTTGCTGTAATTCAACCGCCA